TTATTTTATAGGTTCTTTCTTCCAGTTTTTGCCTCCATATTTTTTATATAGTTCATTTTGGTATGGATACAACCATATTTCGTATGGGCAATCAAAAGAAGATTCGCTTATTAAATGGTCAGCAACAATAATATAATCTTTACCCTCTAATGGGTATTGTTTACACAACGGATAAATATCTTTCGAGTCATAAAGATAGATATTTGCCGGAGCGCAATGGACGTTTCTAAAATCTTGCACAAACTGGGATATAGAATCCTTGTTGACTATCCCTTTATACATAAGATAGTAATTAGCCACTTTCGGAAGGAATTCTTCTTCTAGTACTTCAAATTTTGTAGAATCAAGATTTGCAATAGCTTCTTTATACTCGTTTTCTATTTGTTCTTTTATATTTGTTCCCTTATTATTTGAACATCCCATGGTTATGAGGATAACAAATAAAACTAATAATGATTGTTTCATGTCAGTATTTCACCGTTTTTGGTTTCTTTTGGAGTACATAATATAGTGCGCGTATTTTATCCATTTCCAATGTGAAGTCAGAGTATTCTGGAGATGGATTCAGTGAGTGAAAGGTTACTGTTCCTTTTTCTAAATCCTGGGCAACAATTTGTTTAATAAGTACAGAAGAATCAAACACTACAACCCAATAAGGATGATCATTAAATCTTAATCCATCTTTCCAATGTATACGATCAAGTTCACGAACAAGAACTCTATCTCCTTCCTCGAAACTGTTTCTGGTTCCATCATCCATACTTTCACCTTTTACTTCAAAAGCAAGATACTTTCCATGAACAATTTTATCTGTTTCAAATGATTCTTCTTCCCATGCTTCTTTTTCTGCTTCTAACGTATCACATTCATTAGCAAATCGTCCATACGCAGCAAAAGGAACTAACTTTACAACCATCCGATATCTATCTCCTAGGTCGTAAAATTTCACACAATTATGATTCTCTGTATAGAATTCACCTCCTTCATCGTTTATCGGAATTTCCAATAATGATTCTTGTATAGGATTTCCAGAACCTGTCAATACCCATACTTTATTATAAATAGGGAAAGCACTTACAATTTTATTTGCTACAGATTCTGATATTTTCTTTGTTTTACCTGACTGTAAATCGTAAATCTGTGTAGGGGTAACCCCTATAGCTTTGGCGAAAGTACCAGCTTTAAGTTTTTCTCTTTCCAAAATAAAGTTTATGACTTTAGGTGAATCCATAACTATATTAATATATCGTTAATAACTATATATTTGAGTATTTATATAGTAGAATGAGTTAATAAATGTTTAAATATAGTATATTACTATACATTAAATTTGATAGTATAGTTATTTACTATATATTTGCATCAGAAACGTAACACTGATACGAAACAAAGATAGTAAATTCATTTATAAAACACACGATTATGAAAAGAAATGTATTACACGAGATTATGAGCCTTGCATGGCAGTTGGTAAAGAGAAACGGTTTCTCTATGAGTGAAGCGTTGAAATGCGCTTGGGCTAACATGAAGCTGAAAGCAGCTATGAAGCAGAGAATAGTTAAGTTCTACTTCAAAAAGGTAGACGGCAGCATCAGAGAGGCCTACGGTACACTGAAAGAAAACCTGATACCTGCGACAAGTGGTGATAACAGAAAGAAGAATGACACCGTTCAAGTGTACTTCGATACAGAGAAACAAGAATACAGATGCTTCAAGAAAGCTAACCTTTTAAATATAGCATGACTATGAGAGCAACAGAAGTCAGTAACAAGTTAGATGAACTCTACAGCGAGTTAGAATCTGTTAGAGGCATGTCAGAATCAGAAGTTTGCAGCAAATACAATGCAGACTGCAAGCAAGACATTGAAGATATTATCGAAGAAGAAATAGAGGCGTTGAAGTCTTACGATTGTGATGATTACAGCGAAGATGACGGCATGGACTACATCAACCTGCAACAGTCACAAGGATTGCCTGTAATATGCTGGTAACAAATATACCCTGCTGACGGACTGAACGGCAACCGATAGCGAGAATCGGGCAGGGTTCTACTTGATTGGTTCTTTGACATGATGGAAATTTTAGGCTTACCGTTAAGCCTGACGTGAAACGGACGACTGAGTAGCGATAACGGCTGGGTGAAAAGAGTATGAGTAAAGGGCTGCACTAAGCAAACGCAGCATACGAATCACACAGATAACAAAAACGACTTATACGATTGCAGGTGGCCGTAGGCCGGCTACAAAGACAATCTTCACTGATTAGACACCAGCAAGAACTATATATCCCGTGACTTATCAAAGGTTTGGTAAGCAGTAAGGCAACCACCGGAACGCCCACGGGGACGAATTTTAAAACGCACGATTATGAAAAAACTTCTTTCTCTCTGTGCATTATCAGTGTTGGTGATGCACTTCAATCAAGACCTATCCGCTATGTATTGGGTTGGTCTTACCGGATTTACATTAACAAGTATATTAATTGCAAAAAGATTAGATGATGAACGAGCTGCAAGAAACAATAAAAAGCATCTGTGATGACTTCGCAGACATCAATGCTATACTGGCAGCCCGTTCTCGTGAGCTTGACAGAAGAATTGCTTTTGATAAAGAGATAAGTGAACAGATTAATTCAATATTAAAATCAAGGAAAGATGAAAAAAGGCGATAAGGTTAAGACATGGGTTTCAACACAGATTGGAACGGTTAAAAAGGTATTAAGCAATGGTAGGGTTGTAGTCGTATTCAAAGGCTCTAAAGTAGAATATGAGCTTGATCCTTTTATGGTGAAATTGGTATAGTCATACTTTAAAAAAATAGTGAATGGGTAAGTGCCGGGCTGTGAGGTTCGGCATTTTTTATTGGCAGGTAGTTCAGGCGGTAGAACATTTCGTCGGGTTAGCGAAAAGGTCACGGGTTCAAGTCCCGTTCTGCCAGCAAACAATCAAATATTTAAACTATGGTAAGAGAAATTACAGTAGACGAAAACTACCAGACAGTACGGCTGTTTGACGCAATGAAGAAAGGGGACATCTACAAGGTTCCCTACGACAAGAAACGGCATAACGGAATCAAGCTGGAAGCCTCACGCCGCAATCGTGACCTCCGGCTGATCGGAATCTTAAAGAATAAAATGGACGTGAAGTACAGGGTGTCGGCAACAGAATATCCAGGCTTCTCAGCAATTATCTGCTTAAAATAAGGAGATGCTTATGGAAATAGATGCATGGCAGTTGCAAGTCCTAATCAGAGAGACTGCAAAAGAGGCTGTTGCTGAGTTTGCGAGGCATCTTGAACCATCTAAGGACGAAATTACTTATAGTCAGGCATGTAAGGAATTTGGAGAAGGATGGTTAGACCATCAAATAGCTATCGGTGCAGCCAAATGGTTTCGTAAGGGTGTATATAAGAACTCCCCTAAAATCTTTTCACGAAAAGAGCTGAAGGCTTTGAAAGAGGGGCCTTCAAAAGTATTGAGAAATTGTTTTTAAAATAAGTGTATTATGAGTTTGATTAAGAAATCTAATGAATTGGTAATTCCTTCCACCGTTAAGATGATGATTTACGGTCAGGCAGGTATGGGTAAGACAACAGTAGCTTTGAGTGCACCTAAACCATTATTACTCGACTTTGATAATGGTGTGAAACGTGTAAATATGGCTCATCTTGACGGTATAGACATCGTTCAGGTAAGTTCATGGCAGGATGTTCAACAAGTATTACAGGAAGATCTTTCGTCTTACCAGACAATCGTAGTAGACACAATCGGTAAGATGATGGATTTTATTATCTCTTATAAATGTGGCACTAGGCAGCCGCAGATTAAGGACTGGGGCGGAATTAACGCTGAGTTCTCATGGATGACACGCACTCTTTCATCATTAAATAAGAATGTAGTGTTTGTAGCTCATAGGGATACACGAAAAGAGGGGGACGATACGGTATTTATCCCTGCTTTGCGAGAGAAATCCTATAATTCTATTGTGACAGAACTCGATTTGCTTGGGTATTTGGAAATGCGTAACGAGAACGGTGTGCAGAAGCGTACAATCACTTTCGATCCGACATCAAGGAACGACGGTAAGAATACCTGTAACCTGCCCGGATTGATGCAGGTTCCAACAATTCTTGACAAGAATGGAAATCCCACTGCCAAGAATGACTTTATCACAGCAAAGGTAATCATGCCCTACCTGAGCATGTTGCAGGTAAAGAAAGAAGAAGCTGCAAAATACGATAAGGTGATTGCTGAAATCAGGGAGAACATTGAACTTATTACTGATGCCAATTCTGCAAATGAATTTGCTTCACGCATCAACGAGTTTGAACATGTAGGCAGTTCTTTGAATATGGCCAGAAATCTGTTTTCTGCAAAAGTAAAAGCTCTTGGACTTATATTTGATAAAGAAACTAAGACCTATGCAGACAAAGCAGCTTAAATTCAAATTCTATGCCACGCTTTTGGATGCTTTTACAAGCTATCTGAAAAGCGATGCTATTTGGGAAAGGTATTGGGGATTCAGTGAGAATCCCCCACATACTCCTGAAGAGTTTAGGCAGAAGCAGTTCCAAAGCCTGATTGATACAATAAACCGTGTGCCGTTCGACAGTGAAGCAGCCGACAAGGGGACAGCTTTTAATGAGGTAATAGACTGTATGATTGAGAATCGAAAACCAGATAAGGTACAGGTGGAGAGATTGCTGTCTGATATGGTTGATGGCAGACAGTCAATAGTAGGACTGCGAGCCACTTACAATAATCGCCAGTTTGATTTCCCGATCTCCATCTGTCGAGAATTTGCCAACTATTACAAGGGTGCTTTAACTCAGCAACGGGTAGAATCAATCCTACCAACTTGCTTTGGGAATGTACTTTTATATGGCTATATAGACGAACTGATGCCGATGTCTGTTCATGACATAAAGACTACTGGTAATTATTATGTTGGTAAGTTCAAAGATCACTGGCAGCACATGGTTTATCCGTATTGTCTGATGCAGAACGGTAGTGATGTGAGGTTGTTTGAATACAACATTACAGATTTTAGAGCGACTTACACAGAAAGCTACACATTCGTACCCAGTCGGGATATACCTATCCTTATAAATCATTGTGAGGACTTTATCCGGTTCTTGAATGATAATAGAGATTTGATAACCGATAAGAAAATTTTTGCAGAAGATGAGTAACCAAATAACTGGGAGGCTGGTCTATATTGGCCAGCTCCAAGAAATCCCATCCAAAAGCGGTGGCAACCCGTTTGTGAAACGGGAATTTTTGCTTGATGCGACTACACACGACCCCTATACAGGTGAACGAAGTCAATACGAGAACATTCTACCACTTGAAGTAAGTGGTGACAAATGTGCCGAACTCGACCAGTTTCGTGTAGGCGATGTAATAACGATTTCCTTTGCTTTGCAGGGTAGAGAATGGACAAATCAGGACGGACAAGTAAAACGTATGGTATCCATCCGCTGTTATAAGCTGGAATCCCGTCAGCCCATACACCAGCCTGCGTCCATGGCAGCTCAGCAACCGACACCGGCACAAATACCAACCATGGTACAGGCATTTCCACCGGAAGTAGATGCGAACGGGAATCCAAAAGATGACTTACCATTCTAGCCTATGAGTATATTCAATCTGAAAAATGAATACGATATACCAAAATTCAAGGCTTATGTAAACAAGCTGTTTCAGGAACGTGCAGTTGTGGAGGTGAAGAAGAAACTACCTAACCGCACTCTCGCACAGAACAGTTATCTACATCTGCTTTTGGGGTATTTCGGTAGTGAATACGGTTGCAGCCTTGATGAAGCAAAGATCGACTTCTACAAAAGGACTTGCAACCGTGATTTGTTTGAGAGAAAGACGGTCAACAAGAAAGGTAAAGAAGTAACCTATCTGCGAAGCTCAGCAGAACTGTCAACCGGTGAAATGACTTTAAGCATTGACCGTTTCCGTAACTGGAGCGCATCCGTGGCCGGAATCTATCTACCGGCTGCCAACGAACAACAGATGCTTATCTACGCACAACAAGAAATCGAACGTAATAAAGAGTTTATTTGATTATGGACAAATTTTTAGGACAAGACATTCCTGAGCAGGAACGATGGCAGTTTCTTCAGGACAATGCCGATGCAGTAGAGAAAATCGGCTACACCCACAGATTTACCCCCGAAGAACTAGCACAGAAGAAAGAAACCTTGGCCGAGGTATCAATCACAATCAACGATGTTGAGTTAGAGAAAAAAGAGGCGATGGAGAGTTTCAAAGAACGCTTGAAGCCTTTGAATGAAGAAAAGCAAGAACTTTTAGATCATATCAAAAGAGGTTCAGAGTTTGTCGAGAATGAAGAATGTGCCAAAATCCTCTACCATGAAGAAAAAATGGCTGGTTTCTATAATAAGCTTGGTGAATTGGTCTACAGCCGACCAATAATGCCTCAAGAAATGCAAAAGACAGTTTTTAGTATTAACCGTAAAACAGGAACAGACAATTAATTATGAGTGAAAACAAAATCAATTTGGTAGTACCGAAAGAGTACAACGGTACACCCATTGAAGTAGTATTGAGAGAAGGTAAAGCATCCGTAGCACTTGACCCGAAAGAACCGGAAAGAGTAGTTATCAATGGAACGATAGGAGCACCTTTTGGATGGCTGGAAAAGCGTGTCGAACTGATTAATCAGAAATCGGCCAATATCATTGTAAACCGTGATAAAATGTGTCTGGCTTTGACTATTGATGAAACCAATTATTACCAGACGGTAATTAGTGGGATTTTACAGGCTTCTAAGGAAATGCTGGAGTTTGGTATCAATACCGACAAAAAATGGGAACCAATTAAATTGTCCCAATTTTTCAAGATGCACCGAGCTTTCTTCAAGGATAAATCTGAAAATATGATGCTGGTTTCTACTTTAAAGAATTTCAAAGCTAAAGTAAACCAAGACATCGAACGCAGCAAAGAGGAAAACGGTAGCAAGACGGATAATTATTCTCAGGTAGTTGATTCTAATCTACCGAAATCATTCAAACTGAACATTCCTCTTTTCAAAGGATTCACCTATGAGGAAATAGAAGTTGAAATTTATGCTGATGTAGATGGACGGGAAGTTTCTCTTTCTTTGGTTTCTGCCGGTGCGAATGAAGCCATCGAGGAATACAAGAACAAGGTGATTGACGAACAGATTGAAGCAATCAAAGGCGTTGCACCTGATATCGTAATCATCGAAGTATAACTGACAGCCCGGAAAGACGGGCATACGGGCGCAAGCACAGGACGTGCTTTAGTATGGAGTAATTGCGCAATATCTCCATACACTTGTTTCATTGAATTAGCTAATATTTGAGGCAAGTAAAACCGTGATGGTTGGGTGGGTTCGATTCCCACTGTGTCCACAAATAATCTCAAAAATAAAGAATATGGAAACAAAAAAAGTAACTAAAATCGTTTACATCGCTAATGATGGAAAAGAGTTTCTTACAGAAGAAGAATGCGAAAAGCACGAGACTTTTGTTGAAAAAATACTTTCACGTATTAAGTATTTCTGTGTCAGATGCCATCCTGATTTAACAGAAACAGGATATTTTCAACATAAAATATATGTGGCAGTTTTCTCTGAACATTACTTTCAAAAAGAAGTGGCTATCGAATGGGCATTACAGAAATTCGGTAATCTCTTAGGAGAAAGCGTACAAGGATATGGATTCCAACCACGGTTTAGTGTAAGTGAGGTTTCTAAAGAAGAATACGAGAATTGTCCACCAACTGAATGGGGAGGTTCAAAATTAGAAAGTGATAAAATATTCCTCAGTCCTAAATCGGTAGAGGGATTTCCTGAAAACATTGATTATATGAAAGAATGGAGATTCAAGTGATGCCATACTATATACGACGTAAACCAAAGAAGAAAGAAAAGCCTTTGCCGTTATTTGACAAGGCAGGTATCAAAGTAAAGAAGAAGCCGGATTTAGTGGCCAAACTTGACAAAGTTTTCAGCCGCTATATCCGGCTTCGTGATTGTATGCCGAACGGATATTTCCGTTGTATCTCATGCGGTCAGATAAAACCATACGAACAGGCTGATTGCGGGCACTTCCATTCACGCCGCCACATGGCCACACGCTTTGACGAGGATAATGCCCATGCCGAGTGCCGGGCGTGCAACAGATTCAGTGCAGATCATCTGATACAATATGAAAAGAACCTGAAGGCTAAAATCGGTCAGCAGCGTTTCGACAAGCTGGCATGGAAAGCCGGACAAACAAAGAAATGGACTGATCTTGAATTAATCGAACTCACTAAATACTATAAGGCTTTGGGAGATAAATTAAGTAAAGAGAAAGGCTTATGA